TTATTGAAAGGTTTTGACCTTCAATTGACCCCGTTTTATTTTTTTTGAATTTTTAATATGGTTATTTATATTCTCAACAACATCAAATTGGTGTTGAGGATATAGATGACCATATGTTTTCAAAACTTCTTGAACATCTGTATGCCCAAGTCTTTTTGCTATAGCAATTATATTAATATCTAAAGATATTAAGAATGATGCATGACTGTGACGAAGAGCATGGGTTTTAATTCTTTTTATATTTGCTTTTTTAGCATGTCTTATTATTGTGTTCATCGGAAAATATTTATTAGTTGGAATACCATTGTCGTAGCTAAATATAAAACTATCTTCTTTTACATTAAATAATGTTTTTTGGAAGTTTTTCCATTCTAATAACATATAAAAGGTATCATCATCTAATATAATAGAACGATAAGAGGACTTATTTTTGAGGTCATCAAATACCCAGTTGTTTTGATTTTTATAATCTAAGTCTTTGCTTATAGAAATACTTTTGTTTATTTCATAAAAATCAGTCCATTGTAATGCTTGCATTTCAGAAAATCTTAAGCCTGTATAAAATAAAAATTTAATAATTATATATCCAAAATATTGGATTAAGTTTGTTTTATCCATAGTTTCTAAAATTAATCTAAGCTCAGCTTCTGTCCAAAATTCAACTTCAACTTTTTTACGTTTAACATTACCAGCTTTTTTTGCAGGATTAGTTTTTATTATATCTAAAGTAATAGCTCTTTCTAAAATTTGACTTAAAGATATATGTAAGCTTCTAACATAATTTTGATTAAGTTTATTACTTAGTAGCTCATGTTGCCATTTTTGAATTGCAATTGGTGTTATTTGCTCAATCTTATATTCACCCCAAATGGCAATAATATTTTTATTTATACTACTAACTCTGTTTTCATAAGTAGTACTTCTAACTTGTGTTTTGTACCACTTTAAATATTCAGCTATAAATTCTTTAAGTTTAGTAGATTTATTATAAACAAGGACACCATTGTAATATTGGTTTTTTAAATCATTATAAGCTTTTTCTGCATCAGCTTTTTTCTTAAATCCACGCCTTGTTGTCTGTCTACGTTTTCCAGTTGTGGGGTCAGTACCTAAAGAAATTTTAAACCAATATAGGTTGTTTTTTTCATCCTTTTTTATAGTTGTCATTCAAATTCACCTCATCAATCTAGTTAAAATTAAATGTATTTTTAAAATTAACTAGATAAATATTCTTTAATTATATATTATATGTTAAAAATGATTATTGGTTGGGGTACTGAATTGTGCTTTTATTATCTATAAATTTATAAATTTTTATGCTTTTAAGTTTATCAGAAAGGTTTAAAAACAAAACTAGATCATATTTTTCACTATTAGTATCTTTAAATTTCATTTTAAACATCTCCTTATCTAAATGCTTTGTTTTAATTCAGTTTTATCTATTACGGTAATCGTTGGTTCAAAAAAAATTATATATTTTCCCATTTCAAAGTGAGTACCATATTTTTGTCTATAATGTTGAAGAGTTCCTTCTAAAAAATCTTCTGTTATATCTAAAAATTCCGATATTTCAAATTTTTCTTTGAGACCATTTTTATAAGTATGTATCAATTTAGCTATTTCAATAAGGTTTTCATAAGCCCAACGTCGAGCTACTAATTCTTGTTTTCTATTTTCAACTTTTTTTTGGTCTGATATATCACCGTGTGTTTTAAAATGGTGTCCTAATTCTTCCATCATAATACAACGTTTTTCTATATAAGATAAATTCTTGTTTATTAATATTGTATTGTCAAAATAGTATCCACTTTTACCTTTAAAGGTTTCCAATTCATAAACTTTAATTCCAATCTCTTGGGATTTTGCAATTAATTTTTCAAATTCAGTCATATAAACACCCCAACCCATAAAATAAGTATATAAATTTTATTTGTTTTTCTTTTTTAAGTTAGCAATAAATTCTCTTGCAACTTCTAAATCATGCTTTGCAATTTCTGGATTATCATCATCATGTGCAGCAAAGGTAGTTACTTCATAATCAGCATAAGGTATAGTTGCAGTAATTAGCTCAGTAACTGTATTTTCTTTATTTTTTTCTGTATATTTAAGAGTTTCATTTAAATCATTGCTATACTCAATTAGTTTGTTTTTACCTAAACTATTTAAACTATTGTAATTTTCTAATAATGCTATTTCATCTTTGGATAAAGCATCATTTTTTTTTATATCCCATCCCATTAAATAATAAGGCTCAACATTTAATGCTTTTGCTAAAACTTCCAGTTTATCTAGGGGCATATTCTTTATTGAACCAGTTTCATATCTTTGTAAAGTAGATTTGCTTAGACCTGTTTTATTAGCTAAATCTTGATATGACAACATTAATTCGGTTCTTCTATTTTTAATACGGTCTATTATTGTATCCATTTTTTCTTCTTGATTCATATTACTCATCCTCTCTAATTAACATTATAAAAGATTTTTTCATAAATGCAACGAAAAATGTAAAATATATAAAAAAAAGTTGCATATTTGGGTTGACATAAAAAAAAGAGGATGATATTATTTAATCATCCCAAAAATGCAACGAAAGAGGTGGTAAATATGGATGTAAATAAATTGAAGGGTAGAATGGTTGAAAAAAGTTATACTCAAAAAAATATGGCTAAAGAACTAGGAATAACGCAACAAGCACTAAATGCTAAACTAAATAAGCGTTCACAATTTACACTAGATGAAGTTGTGAAAATAGTTAATATATTAGAAATAGATAATCCAATAGAAATTTTTTTTGCTGGTTGCATCCCAAAAATGCAACAAAGGATGATGAGATTTTGAGTTGATTAATAAGTTGTAATAAAACAATTCACTATAGATTCATAAAATTGCACGTTACAACTTATAAAAACCTATCAAATAAGAATATAAAAAAGGAGCAATTAGTATGATTAAAAACAAAATAGATTATCCAATAGTTTTAACAACTAAACATGTAGTAGAAATAATGGAATGTAGTGAGCCTGCTGCTAGAACATATATAAAAACAGTAAATAAAATTTTGGAACAGGAAGGAAAAATAAATCCACAATTAGTTGTTAATAATGCAAGAGTATCACGTGATAAATTTTTTAAAGAGTATGGGATATAAGATAATAGATAGAGTTTATAAGATATGTTGTACAAGCACTATATGGATAGATTTTATTAAAATAAAAATAGGTTGCTTGGCAGAGCAACCTAAACACTACGCTAAATTTACTTAGATAATAAATTTGTACTATCTAAGTAAATTATAGCATAGTAGCTTTAATTTACAATAGGGGGAAAACAAATATGGCAAAAGATAAAAAGTATTACTGGTTGAAGATGAAAGAAGATTTTTTTGAAGAAGATACTATTCAATGGCTGGAAGAACAAGAAAATGGAAAGGACTATTGCTTATTTTACTTAAAATTATGCTTAAAGTCACTAAAAACAAATGGAATTCTTATAAGAAATGTAGGACAAATATTAGTACCTTATGATGTAAAAAAATTAGCTTCAATGACAAACACTAATGCAGATACAGTAAGAATTGCTATGGAAGTATTTAAAAAAATTGGTTTAGTTCAGATTTTGGAAAATGGAGAAATTTATTTATCACAGTTAGAAAATATGGTTGGAAGTGAGAGTGAATGGGCTAAGAAAAAAAGGCAACAAAGGCTAAACGCAAAACTTAAGGACAATGTCCCTCAATTGTCTCCGAATTGTCCGACAGAGATAGAGATAGAGACAGAGATAGATATAGAGAATAGAGATAAAGATATAGAGATAGAGACTACAACTATAGAGAGTAGTTGTAGTAATAGTTTTGATGAAACTGATATTAATTTTGAAGATTTAAAAAAGTACCTTATAGAAAATAACTTTATAAGAGCTACTGACCAAAACATAAAATCGATACTTAAAGGCTTTCCCAGTTGGTGGATAAAGGAAGCTTTGAGTGTAGCGGTATTTAATTCAAATCTAAATTTAGCTTATGTTTATGGAATATTAAGAAATTGGGATATGGAAGAGAAACCAAAAGACAGGCAAAAACAAAAGAATAATAAAGCCAATGGGAATAATGGTACTTTTAATAATTTTGAGCAGAGGGAATATGATTTTGATGAATTAGAAAAAGACCTATTGGGATGGTCTGATAAAGAGGGGGAATAGAAGTGAAAAATGGTAAGAAACTTACTAGAAAACAAAAGTTTATGTTATTAGCAAAAGGACTTAACTTTAAGAATTATTTATGTATAAAGAATACAAGTACTTTACATGAGTTTATTAATAGAGAAACAGGTGAAATTTTCAAAATGGAGGGAGAAAAATAGTGGTTACATTAGTTGTATTAGGAGTAATTTCAGTGTGTGCTATTAGAATAGGTTTAAAAATTATAGATAAAAGATTAAATATTATTAATAAGGATTTAAGAAAAATAAATAATAAATCAACAGATAATTTTTTTAGCATAAAGGATATGGATATAACTCAAAGTCAAATATTAGAATTTCAAAAGGAACAAATTTACGAAATGGAGAATATAAGAAAAATTTTAGAAAGTGCAAATAATTCTATAGATAAATTATACCAATATAATTTGAATACTAGAGAGATAATACAAGATAACACAGAAGTAATTAAAAACCATGTATTGAGTAGTAAAAAAGATTTACAGTGGTCATATATAAATAATCCTGTTAAGGTGGTGTTTTTAGATGGAAAGATTAAGGAATAAATTAATATAACTATATTGAGTATACAATATAAAGATTTTAATACTAAGAGAAAAGTAGATAAGCTTATATCAAAGGAGCAAAATGAAATTATGAGAGAATATGAGATTAAGAATTTAATAAAAGAAGGAGTTAAGGCTGGACAGAACTGTGACTTTAGCAATACCATACAAAATTTAAAAGAAAAAATAAGAATTACAAAAGATCATACAAAAAAATAAAAGTACAAGATTAAGACAAATTAAAATATATAATGTTCTTTTAAAATTGAAAAACATGATGTTGATTTAGTATATTTTAAATATTAAGATAAATGTATAAGGGGTTGAAGCTTATATGATTGATGATTATGATATGAAAAATGAAATTGAAGTTATTAAAAACAATTTATCTTATTATTCCGAAATTAAGGTTAAAATACCTTGTGTAGTGAATCAGTTTTTAGAAACGTTGAGTAATTTACCTATAATTGTTTCGAAATTAGCAGAAAAATTTAGTGTAGGAATAGAAGTGTATTTTGCTGTCTTAGATAAATTAAGAAAGGAACTCTTGCATAAAAAAGGAGTAAATATATTTTTAGTTACATGTTTATTAGAAAGTAATACTGAATTTCTAAATATATTTATAAAAGAAGGATTATGTCCTCCAATATTTTACTTTTTAAAAAATAAAACTTTAAATGATATGATTAAGTTTGATGAAAGATTTACAGAAAATATAGATATTAAAAATTTATTAGATGATAATGAACTTTTATTATTCTATTATAATAGTATGAATGAATGGATTGAGGATGAAGATGAGGAGTTTATAAAGGAGTTTATTAGAGAAATTCAGATAAATTTTCAACAAAGAAATGTATATGTAACTACTTTAAATCTATTTACACTAATAGAATATAAAGTTAGAAAATCAGCAGAAATTACAGGAAATCCTATAGGGGAGGATAGAATTACTAAAAATATTATTGAAACTTTGAAAAAAAATTGTTTCAAGAGTGGAAAGTATTCTCAACTGGATAAATTATTTTTTACATTCTTTAATAAAAAAAGCAATTACTATATATACAAAAGTACATCCAATAATCCTAATTTTATAACTAGGCATATATTACATGGAGAACGATTAGATTTAATAAATCATAAAAATATGATGAGTTTAGTATTCCTTACAGATTGTCTATATAAAATGATAATTGATTATCCAATTACAAATATTTAACACCGGTATTACCGTATTATTCAACATGTGAATATGCGGTATTTTTTAACATATCGTAGAAATATATTTATAGATTTAATTTAACATGTAACCATAGTAATAAGTTAAATGAAAATAATATGTTAGAAAACTATCGGAAAAGTAGTAAAAAAAAGGTGTAAAAAACTTGATTTCATGTGTAGAAGTGTATCAGAAATACAGGGTAATATATTAGCATAGAAAAACTTAACGAAAAAGAAAGAAAAACGTGAGGGGTGAGAGCTTGAAAGAAAACATTAAAAAAATAGAACGCATGTTAAAAGAATATAATTCAAATGAGATTGAGATAAGAAATATTGAATTAGAGCTAGAAGAATTAAATAATATTTCAATAAGCTCAATAAACTCAGAAGGAGAAAAAACTTCTAAAACAAATAAAATCCAATATACAGTTGAGCAGCAATTAATACAAAAAGAAGAAAAGACTAAGAAGCTTTTAAATATAAAAAATCAGTTAAATTTAATTAATAGAAAAATAGATAATACGTTAGATGGATTAAAACCAAAAGAAAAGCAAGTTATAGAGCTTAGATATATAGAGCTTGTTGGTTATTCGTGGGGAAATATAGCTAGGAAAATGGATATTTCGGAAGCATGGGCAAGAGGTTTAAAAAGCAAAGGTATTAAAAAAATGGCACATATAATGTTTAGGCACTCATAAATGGGTGTCTTTTTTTGATGGAGGAAATTAGCTATGAAAATAGGAGATATTATAAAAGAAAATCAATCAGAGGTTTATAAAAAGATAAAAACTAAAAAGAAAGAAAATCAAGTTAAGTTTACAGAAAAAGATATAAAAAACCTTATGACACACAACTATTATAAAAGAGCAAAGGGTGGAGCTATAAGACAAGTTAAATAAATTGAGGTAGAAGAATGAATTATGTAGAGCCAATAAGAGAACCGGAAAAAGTAGAAGATATAAGTAATTATTTAAGAAAGTATAGTGAAAGAAATTATATTATGTTTCAGATAGGTATTTATAATGGTTTAAGAATTTCTGATATTTTAAGGCTAAGAGTTAGGGACGTGAAAAATAAAGACATGATTTGTATTAGAGAACAAAAAACAGGAAAACAAAAAATATTCCCAATAGCTCCACACCTAAAAAAGAAATTAAAAAGTACATAGAAGGAAAAGAGCTAAATGAATACTTAATAAAAAGTAGAACTGGATATAATAAAGCACTAGGAAGAAAACAAGCTTATAACATTTTGAGTGAAGCGGGTAGAGCAGTTGGTCTATATAATTTAGGTACACATACATTGCGTAAAACCTTTGGTTATCATTTCTATATACAATATAAAGATGTGGTCGCATTACAAGAAATTTTTAATCATGCAGCACCGGAAGTTACTTTAAGATATATAGGGATTAAACAAAGCCATATTAATAAAATGATGAAGAACTTTAGAATATACTAAAGTCTTTTTTTATTGTTTATTTTTAATGAATTGGACATATTTAGCCTATGTGTAATTGAAAAATGGAAAATAGCTTAAAGTACTGAAATTAATATAGTTTGAGGGAAATGGCGAATTAGACACAATGTGTATTGAAGGTAATTCCATACAAGTTAAAAAGTACAATCTTGCATAATTTAGACAATATAAATTATGTGAGATTTTTTATGTTTTAGGAGGTAATTTTATGAACGTTTTGAAGTGTGATAAATGCAATAAAGATTTCATTTTAGACATGAAAAGAAAGATATTCCAAGTAAGTGCAATAGAGGTTTTATATTTTAAATGTCCCCATTGCGGTGAAAGAAATATAGGAGTGGCTACAGATGTGGTTATAAGAAAACAACAAGAGAAAGTAAGAAAATTAAATAAAGAGTTATTAAAGACTAAAAAAGAAATGTCAGAGAGAATGTTTAAGTTAAAAGAAAAATTAGAGAAAGAGGAGTTTTAGAAATGCAAGAGAGATTACAAGAACTTAGAAAGAAAAATGCTAGAACAGAACTAAGAAAAGAAATAAAAGAAGCTAAAGAGTTTAAAGAAAACTTAAATTGTATGAATTCATTTGTTGATACATTAATTTCTATAGGTGAATTAGTAGAGCAGATGGAAGGAGCAGCACAAGATTTTAATAATATGACAGAGAAATTAGAACCCGATCGAGATGAAGCGACCATAAGTACAAATGCAGAAATGAACCAATATAAAGTTATAACTAGAGATGACTTTATCAGATATAAACTTTCTAGGCTATCGGCTTCACAAATAACAGATAGTACAGTTAATAATTTAAAAAGACATTGGAAAAAAGTTTCTTGCGGTTTTAATTTTATGATTGCTACTGGAACAGGTGAATTAATGTTTTATAGTGTAAATTATTTTAGTAACTATATTCTAGGAGAACATAAGGGAATTTTAGACAGGAAATAATATTATGCCTAAAAAGATTTGTTACGCTAGAGGTTGCAATGAATTAATATCTATGAAACAAACATACTGTGATAAACATAAGAAGATTCATGAAGAAGAAAAAAGGTTAAGTAATTATATTTATGATTTGACAATAAGAGATAAGAATAGTACAAGCTTTTACCATAGTGATGAGTGGCTATTAACTAGAGCAGATATAAAGGCAAAGGATAAAGGACTATGTGTGCTATGTTTAAGTAATAAAGCTATAACATTCATGGAGCTTGTACACCATATAACAGAGCTTAAAGAAAATTGGGAGCTAAGATGTGAACCTAGGAACTTAATAAGCTTATGCAACAGTTGTCATAATGAAGTACACGCAGAGTACAAAAGAAGTAATAAACATAAGGAAGATATGCAACATAAATTAAAATCCTTAATTAAAGATAGATAATATAAAGGTTAAGACATTAATAATAAAAATAGATTACTAAAGCATTAGAATCTTAGAAAAAAGGGGGAGGGGTGGTGGAAAAATTTTTCAATCAATTATAAAACACCACTGGGTCTCAGTCTTATGAATTTTTTTCGTTTTTTCAAAGGAAAGGGGGTCAAGGTACTTTTGGCTAGAAAGGTGATTTCAGTATCTCAAATTCTTGCAAACGGGAATAAATCCCATTTGACAAAGGAAGAGATAGAGAAAAGACAAGAACAGGAAGAAGAATTAAAAAAATTAAGTAATGATAAAATACGACCGCCAACATGGCTAAATAAAGGAGCTAAGAAAATATTTAAGGATATAGTCAAGGAGCTTGAAGCATTAGAAATATTGGCTAATATAGATATTTATAACCTTGCTATACTTTCAAATGCTTTCGATAAGTATATAGAAGCAACTTTAAAATTAAACTCAGATGAGTTGACCATAGAACACGTAAATAAAAAAGGATTTTCAACAACTCAAAAAAATCCACTTATAACAGTTCAAATGGAATATGCGGAACTTGTTAGGAAAGTATCAAATGAGTTCGGATTAACACCGGCTGCAAGATTAAAAATAATTCAAGATAATTCAAAAGAACTTGATGAGGACGAAAAAGAATTCAATAGAAAGTTTGGATATGTATAATACAGTACTTGAAGAATTAATAAATTATAGTAATGATATAGTTAATGAAAAGTTAACAGCGTGTAAAAGACATAAACAAGCTTGTCAAAGGTTTTTAGATGATTTAAGGAAAATGGAACTTGATTCGTGGGACTGGTACTGGGACGAAGAAGAAGCACAAAAAATAATTGATTGGTATTCTTATTGTAAACATAGTAAGGGAGCACTGGAAGGACAACCAATTGTATTAAATTCATGGCAAAAATTCGTTATATGCAATATTGAAGCATGGAAACATAAAGTAACTAATTACCGCAGATTCAGATTTGCTTTTATCCAAGTAGCTAGAAAAAATGCAAAATCACAAATGGAGGCGGGTATGGCTTCTTATGAATGTGGAGCAAAGGGATATAATGCCGCAGAAATTTACACATTAGGGGTTGAAAGAGAACAAGCTAAAATTGTGTTTGATGAAGTTGATTTAATGCTTACAAAGCCATTAAAAAAGAAATTTAAGATAGTACAAAAAGAAATAAGACATTTAAAGAGTTCTAGTTTTATAAGACACTTATCACAGAAAGCAGGTAAAACCGGAGATGGTAAGAACCCACAAATGTCAGTCATAGACGAATATCATGCGCATAGAGATAGTAGAATGTATGATGTTATGAAATCGGGAATGATGTCCCGTACAGAGCCATTATTAGTTATAATTACAACCGCTGGTGAAGATTACGAAGGTACTGCGTGTTATTGTGAATACTTAGATTGTTGTAATATCTTAGATGGAACAATAGACAATGACAGATACTTTGTTATGATTTGTGAACTGGATAAAGGTGATGACCCATTCTGTGAGGAAAACTGGATAAAAGCTAACCCTGTTTTATGTACATATGAAGCGGGATTAGAAAGTATGAGAGAAAATGCAAAACTTGCTAAAAATTCAAGTGATGAAAAGAAACTTCCGGAATTTTTAACTAAGAACTGTAATATCTATGTTGCTGCCGGTGAAAAAAGATATATGGATGTGGAGCTTTGGAAAAAGTGTAAAAAAGAAATGACTTTAGAAGATTTTCGAGGTTGTACTTGTTATGTTGGCATGGATTTATCCAAAACAGGTGATTTAACATCAATAAGTTTTGAATTCCCATTCATAGATGTAGAAGATAATACACGAAAATATGCTTTATTTGGTCATTCATTTATCCCCGCAGCAGTAGAAGAAGAAAAGAGCAAAACTGATAATGTACCATATTCAATATGGCGCAGAAACGACTGGTTAACTTCTACAGAAGCAAATGAGGGTCTAACGGTTGATTATTGGGCGGTATTAAATTATATAGAAGAAATAAAAGAAAAATATGATTTAGATATTAAGCAAATAGGATATGACCCTAATGGAGCTACAATGCTAGTGGGAGAGCTTGAAAGTCGTGGATATACTTGCATTGAAATTAAACAAAGTGCAAGGGGATTAAATGAAGCTACTGTAAATTTTAGAGATTTAGTTAAGGTTAAGCAAATTGTTCATGATGGTAATAAATTAATGACATGGAGTTTAAACAATTCCGAAGTAGATAAAAACAGTTTTGGTGAAATTAAAATATCTAAAATAAGCAAGTTTAAAAGAATTGACCCGATTGCGTGTTCAATATTTTCTCATCAATTAGCAATGCAACATTGGAGTAAGCCGGAAATGAATGTAAGTGAATTTGCCGAGGAAGATTTCTTAAAAAGATTATGGGGGAAAAAGTAACATGAAGAAAATCAAAAATTTTATAAAGAAAAATATTGAGGACGTATTTTTGATAATAGGTCTTTTTTTAATAATTAAAACTACGTATAAAATTAGTCCCATAGTAACTAATTATCTTATTGGTATAGGTTGTATTTGGTTAGCTTGTACGTTAAGTAAGATTCAGAGGTATAAATAATGCTAGGCAAAATATTTGAACGTAGAAACAGTGAAAAAAGTGATTTTTCAATATATAATGAAAAACTTGCAGAATTGTTCGGTTTAAATGGTTCTAATTTAGCTGTAAATGGATTTAATTCATTAAAAGAAGCTACAGTATACATTTGTACTAAAATACGTTCTGAGAGCATTGGAAAGCTACCTTTAAAGCTTTATAAAAATAAAATAGAGTGCAAAGGTAATGAATTATCATATTTATTGAAATTAAGACCTAATAAATTTATGTCATCAATAAACTTTTGGAAGGCTATAGAAACGCAAAGAGCATTAAAAGGCAATGCCTTTGCGGCAATAATAAGAAATAAAAAAGGTGATATAGATTCTTTAATACCTATAGAAGCGGATAAAGTAAAAATTGTAGTAGATGATGAAAGCTTATTAAGTACAAATAAAATTTGGTATATAGTAACTGATAAAGGTAAGCAATATAAACTATTTGCTGACGAAATGCTTCATTTTTTAGGTGATATAACCCTAGATGGATTAATTGGAATACCGCCATTAGATTATTTAAGGTGTCTAGTTGAAAATGGAAAGTGTACACAGGAATTTATAAATAAGTTCTTTAGAAATGGGCTCAGTGTTAAAGGCATAATTCAATATGTAGGTGATTTGAACCCAGAAGCTAAAAAAATATTTATAAAGGAATTTGAAAATATGAGTAATGGTCTTGCTAATGCTCATTCAGTTTCTATGCTTCCTATAGGCTATCAATTTCAGCCAATAAGTTTAAGTATGGCAGACGCACAATTTTTAGATAATGCAAAGCTTAATTATAGACAGATAGCAGCAGTATTTGGGATCAAATCTCATCATTTAAACGATTTAGAAAGAGCAACACATACAAATATAGTAGAGCAGCAAAATGAGTTTTATATAGACACATTACAGCCTATGTTAACCGGATATGAACAGGAGCTTAATTATAAGCTTTTGGCAAGGTCAGAATTTGAAAAAGGATATTATTTTAAATTCAATGTAGATGCAATATTAAGGACAAGCTTAAAAGATAGATATGAAGCTTATAGGGTAGGAATACAGGGAAGTGTATTAACACCTAATGAAGCAAGAAGCAAAGAAGATTTAGAGCCATTAGAGGGTGGCGACAAATTATTAGCTAATGGGAATATAATGCCAGTTGAAATGGCTGGAACACAATATATGAGGGGAGGTGATGAAAATGGGAAAGGAAGTAAAAAGGGAAGTAAGGAATAATTATTGTCATTTAGAAGTAAGAAGTAAAGAAGAAAATTCAGAACAAAAGACAATAGAAGGATATGTAGCTAAATATAATGCTGAGTCACAAATTTTACGTGACTGGTGGGGTGATGAATTTGTCGAAGTAATTGCTGACGGTGCATTTGATAATGCTATAAGAAATAACACTATAAAGGCATTATACAATCATAATACAGATTATGTTTTAGGTTCTACTAAGAGCCAAACATTAAGGCTTGAAAGTGACAATATAGGATTAAGATTTGAAATAGATTTACCAAACACACAAGTCGGAAATGATTTATATGAAAGTGTAAAACGTGGAGATATAGATGGGAATAGTTTTGGTTTTAGAGTATTAAATGATAAATGGTCAGAGATTGAAAAATATGGCAAGAAAATAATGAAAAGGACTTTATTAGAAGTTGAATTATTTGAAATTTCACCCACACCATTTCCAGCATATGAAGATACTGAGGTCGATTGTAGAAGCTTAGAAAAATTTAAGATGAAAACTGGATCAAGTGAAGAAGAAAAAAAGAAAATAGAAGTTTATTAATAGAGCTGAAATATATTTAGCTATTTAAAAAAATTGCAAGGGCATTACGGTATTTCAAAAACTGTAGAAAATTTGTGTGTAATAGTAATATGGACAGGTGTATAAAGTATAAAAGTTACAAAACTATAAACAAAATACTAGAAAATTACTTCGAGAAACTTAGAAAAAAGAAGTGCGTGAGCATATTCATAATTAATTACATTTCTTTATGTATATAAAACATTAAAATATTAGTTGTAAAAGTAGTTTAATATTATGAGATGACCAAATTATAGTTTATAATATTTCTGAGAGGTGAGAGCAATGTATATATATAGATTTAGGTCAAGTGAGTGTTTATTAGATAAACATGAAGAACTTAAAAATCAAGAAATTTATTTTGCGGAACCAAGCAAATTAAATGATCCAATGGAAGGCTTTAAAAATATGTTTTGGAAAGGTGATAAAATAGTTTGGCGTAATTTTTTAAAAAACTATATTAGGACTCTTAATCATGTAATGATAGTAGGATGTATTTTAAAAGATGATGAATATGAAAAATTAGATGATATTCATTTTAGTTGGATATATGATAAGTCTCATTTAGAATATAATAAATTATTAATACAAGATATAGAAGATGAATTTTTTTCACACGATTTTATTGAAAAAATTCCTGAATTTTTAGCTAATAGAACTAGCCCGATTAGGTTTGATGAATTAATAACTTATTTACAAGTGGTAACTCCGTACGCATTACAGATAATACTTAAAATGTTAAATAAACATAATGGAAATGAAAAAAATTTAAATTCTAAAATTTACATGAAGTACGTAAAAGATTTTTTTGAATTTATGGACAATTTACGAAATAATATTAGTAAAAATGATATTAATTTAGAGGATGTTTTTAAGGAATATACTATAATGAATGATGAAATAAATTTATTAACTTTATTAGATAGTTCCAATAATGGTAATAGCAAGAAACTTAGATATATTATATATGATTTTCCTAAAAGATTTATAGAAAAAATTGAACAATTAATTTATCCTGATTGGTATACTGCTTGCTTTATGTCTGATTATAGAAATTCTTCAGTATGGGGAAATTATGGAGATAATCACAAAGGTGTATGCTTAATATTTAATACAAAAGAAAAAGATAATAAAAATTTTTTAACATTAAATCATTCAGAGGGATCAACAATAGATTATGAGTTATATAAAGTAAAATATATAGAAAAATTTATAGATATAGATTTTTTTAAAAATATTGGAACCTTATCGAAGAAGAGCATTATGGAAAAATGGTTTAGTGATGAAGAAGGTAATACAAGTGAATGCGCTAAAGAAATATTTGAGAAAGATTATGATTTTTCAAAAAAATATTGGGATAATTTAATAAGTAGTGTAACAAGCAAAACAAAAGATTGGGAATATGAAAATGAATATAGATTGATTGCTGAGAATTTTATTATAGATAATTCTACTACAGATAAAAGAAAATATAATTATAATTTTAAGGATTTAGAAGGAATTATTTTTGGCATTAAAACATCTATTAAAGATAAAATAAAAATAATTGAAATTATAAGAAAAAAGTGTAATGAGATAAATCGTAAAGAGTTTAAGTTTTATCAAGCTAGATATTGTCCAGAAAAAGGAGAAATTAAGGCAGTAAAGCTAAAACAAAATTATATATAAGTTTATAGGCGATAAGAAGTATAAAAATGCTTATCGCTTATATTATAGATATATTTTTATTATATTGAATGTATGTGCTTTTGATGATTAAGACGAATTAAAACAAAATAAAATTAAATATAGACCTACAGGGTCTTTTTTTATACAAAAAATTATAACAAAGGAAGGTATTAAACATGAATTTATTTGAAAGATTAAAAGAATTAAGAGCAAAGAAAAAGGAATTAGAAGAAAAAAGAAGTTCATTGGTAACTGAAATAAGAACAGCAGCAACAGACAATAAAGAAGATGAAGCAAGAAAAAAATCAATAGAAAAAGAAAGAGTAGAAGCAAGAACGGAAATTTTAGAAGAAGAAATTCAAAATATCTTAGATAAAATTGAAGAAGAAAGAAGTTTTACAACAAAAGGAACTCAAATAAATAAAGAAATAAGAAGCAACGAAGAAACAAGAAGTTTACAGCTAAGAGCAATGGCTAATACAATTCTTAAAAATCCATTAAGTGAAGAAGAAAGAGCAGTAATTTCAAGTGATAACAATGGTGCTATAATTCCACATGAATTTATAACAGAATTTGAAAAATTAAAAGAAGGTTATCAAGGTTTAAAACAATATTGTCATGTCATACCCGTTAATTCGCTAAGTGGTAAAATGCCAGTTAGAAAAGGAAATACACCTAGTAAATTAGCGAATTTAGTTAAAGATAAAGAATTAGTTAATGCAATGATAGAAACACAGCCATTAAGTTATGATATTGATGATTATGGATTGCTTGCACCCATAGATAATTCACTTTTAGAAGATGAAAGCATAAACTTTTTGGAGTATGTAAATGAAGAATTTGCAGAATGTGCAGTAAACACGGAAAATGCTGAAATTATAGAAAGAGCTTTAGATTTATTAGAAGTTAAAAGCGGAGAAGATTATAACACATTAGTTTCGGCTATAAACAGTTTAGCTCCAAATGCAAGAAATAGAGCAATAATAATAACAAATAGTGAAGGAAGAGCATACCTTGATGGATTAATGGATAAGCAAGGTAGACCACTTTTAAAAGAATTATCAGATGGCGGGGACTTAATATTTAAAGGTAGACCAGTAATTGAGGTTGATAGCGAAGTAATGCCAGTAACTGCGGATAAAGCTGAATTTATATTAGCAGACTTAAAAACACTTATAAAATTCTTTGATAGAAAACAATATTTAATAGACCAATCCAAAGAAGCTGGATACACTAAAAATCAAACTATAGTAAGAATTATAGAAAGATTTGATACTAAGTCAGCTATAGAAAAAACCGACGCTAGAGTTAAAAAGTTTGGTGTGAAAATAGATATAAATTTAGCAGCAGTTTAGGAATAAATCATGTTAGTAAGTTTAGAAGAGGTTAAAGAATATTTAAAACTAGATGATTATGATGAAGAAGATAATTTAATAAATTTATTAATCCAAAATGCTGAAATTTATATAGAGGACGCAGTAAGACCAATTGAAGAAATGGGAGAAAAATCAAAAACCAAAGCTAAGTTATTAGCTTTGGTTTTAATTTCCGATTTTTACGAAAATAGAAGCTTTAACACGAATTTAGGTAAAAGCACAGGAGTATCGGAAAAAGTACGATATACAGTACAATCAATGATTTTTCAGCTTCAATTAAGATGTGATTACATCAGTTAATATATTAGGGGTGAAATTTTGAACTTTGAAAAATTAAATAAAAGAATAACTATAGAAAAATATAGTAGTACAACAACAGCTAATGGATTTGATATTGAAAAATGGATAGAGTATAAAACAGTTTGGGCAAGTGTAAATAATTTATATGGTAAAGAGTTTTGGAGTGCTAAAGCAATTCAAGCAGAGAATACAGTAGAATTTACAGTAAGATATAATAAAAAGTTAGAAGTATTAAATTCTAAGGATTCTAAAGATTATAGAATAAACTTTAATAATAGGCACTTTAATATAGAATTTACAGATAATAAAAAATATGAAAATAAATATTTAAAAATAAAGGCTATTGAGATATATTGATGAATTATATTGAAGTTGAAGGACTAGAAGAAGTTACAGATATGCTCAAAGATGCAACTATAGATGATGCTGATATAAAAAAAGGTATGAGAAAAGCAGTTAATACAATAGGTGATGAAATAGAAATGCAAACCCCAAAAGGAAAAACAAGAAAATTATCTAAATTAAAAAGAACAGTTAAAAATGATGGTTTAGCAGTTGTAGGAGAAATAAAACTAGGAATGTTTTACGGTATATTTCAAGAATTTGGGACAAGTAGGAGCAAAAAGAATATAGGATTCTTTGAAAGAAGTGTTACGGGAACACAGGATAAAGTTATAGAAATATTATCAAAAGAATTATTAGATAAAGTGTTTAAGTAGGTGATAAAAATTGAATATAAAACAGTATGTAAAACAGACGTTGAGCAATAAAGAAATTTTAGATTTATTAGCAGATGGGCGTGTGTTTTTTCTTCATGCAAACAATCCTAATAAAGAAATGTATTTAGAATATGAAATTATAAATGAATATGGTAAGGAATATTCGGAAGGAGAAGAAAGGGAAACAACCTATATAGTGCAAGTTGATATATTTTCAACAGGAGATTATTCACAAGTAGAAGAAAAGGTCAAAGAAATAATGCTTAAAAATGGCTTTAATAGAGATAGTGCAGTAGATTTATACGAAGAGGACACTAAGCTATATCATAAAGCTATAAGATTTAACATAACTAGAAATTTTGACAACAATTAGAAAGGCGGTATTTATAAATGAGTGTACATTTCATGGTGGACTTAAAAAAACTTTATATAGCAGAATTAAAACAGGATAGTATGGAAACTTTGACATATGAAATTCCCAAATACTTTGAAGGTATTAGAGAAATAGGGGTCAAGCCTAAAATTAATACAGATAATGCTTATGCAGAGGGGATTGTTTGGAGTACTGAAACAACACTAGAAAGTATAGAGGTAGAAATAGATATTGTAGATTTAGAAGAAGAAGAAGAAGCCTTTTTATTAGGACATAAAATAGCAGAAGGTGGAGGAGTAATTTATAGTGAAAATGATAAAGCCCCCGAAGTGGCTATTCTTGCAAAAGCATTAAAAGGGAATGGAAAAGCTAGATATTTTATATATTATAGTGGTCAATTTACAATATCAGATGAAACAATGAAGGGTAAAGAAGGAAAGGCAAATAATCAGTCTAAAAAATTAAAAGCTACATTTAAGCCATTAAAACATAATGGTCAATGGAAATTTAAAATAGATGAAGAGCAAGGCATGACAGACGAAAAGTTTTTTGAAAGTGTAATTATTCCAGAGAAAAAAGAAATTACTGCATAGAGAACAGGATTAAATCCTGTTCTCTATTTAACTTTAGAAAGGGTGTAACATTATGATAAATAATAAAATAAAAAAATTAAAATAGGTGATACTGAGTATACTTTCCAAATGACTAATAGAACAATCTTAAAAATTGATGAAATGAGCGGGAATTATGGAACAGTCACAGAGGGATTAATAAATAATAAGCAGTTATATAAAAATAGTGTTATTGTTATGGCTTGTAGTTGCTTGGAAAAGGATTGGGGAATAGATGAATTAATAGACGAATTAACAGTGTCACAAATAAATGGAGAATTAGTAAATTTTGCATTAGATTTATACTTTAATTATTTAGGATTAGATTTAAATAAACTAACAGAAAATAATACGGATAATGAAAAAAAGTAGATAAAGAGCCTTTCAAACTTGAGTTTGATTGGCTCTTTTATATTGCAAAAAAAGAATTAAATTATAACAGAAATGAATTCCTAGAGAGTTCTTTTGGAGAAATAACAAGTTTATTTAAGACACATATTAACTTGAAAAATAAAGTTGATAAACATCAAGAAGAAATTAAAAAAGTTAACATAGAGGATTTACCTATATGGTAAAGGATGTGAAATTCTAAATGGGAGAAACTACAAAACTAATTACTGCCAAAATGGTACTAGACGCAAGTGGATATAATAATGACATAAAAGGCGTAAATGCAGAAACTAAAAAGTATCAGAGTGAAATTAAGGCAGCAAGTGAAGGTATTAAAACTTTTGGTAAAGATAGTGAAAAGTTAGGTAGTATTCAACAAGCATTAAGTAAAACTATAGAAAATCAAAATAAAAAGATAGAAATTTATAAAAAAGCTATAGAAGATACTAATATCAAAATGCAAAATAATATTTCTACTAGAGATAAATTAAAAAGTAGCTTAGAACAAGCTAATAAGAAATATGATGAAGCAATAAAAATTTACGGCAAGGAAAGCGAACAAGCAAGAAAAGCTAAAGATGAAATAGATAAATTATCAGAAGAACATAAAAAGGCTGAGAAAGCTGTAGAAAATAATGCAAAACAAGTACAAAAATATGAAACAGATTTAAACAAAGCAAATGCAGAGATACACAAAACTCAAGGACAGTTAAATAATATAAATAAAGAATTAGATGAAAGTAAAAATAAATGGCTTGTTGCATCAGAAGGACTAAAAAAGCATAGTGAAAGTTTAAAAAATACTGGAGATAAAATTAATAGTACGGGAAATAGTATTTTAAAATTAACTGCACCCTTGGTCGCAGTAGGTGGAGCCAGTTTAAAGGTAAGTTCAGATTTTCAGGCTAGTATGAGTAACGTACAAGCTATAACAAGTGCAACCGGCAATGATTTAAAGTCTATGGAAGATAAAGCAAAAGAAATGGGTAAAGCGACCAGTAAAAGTGCAAAGGACGCAGCGGACGCAATGAGTTACATGGGATTAGCCGGTTGGAATACAAGTCAGATTTTAAGTGGTATTGAACCAGTTTTAAGATTATCCGAAGCCGGTAATATGGATTTAGCGCGTGCTTCGGATTTGGTGACGGATTCCATGTCATCATTAGGATTACAAGTTGCCGAACTTCCGGAATATTTAGATGTATGTACACAAGCACAGCGAAAAAGTAATACATCAGCAGAGCAAATGCTAGAAGCATATATTTCAGTTGGTGGAACTTTTAAAAACTTAAATGTGCCTTTAACTGAAAGTGCAACACTAATTGGCGTACTTGCAAATAGAGGTAAAAAAGGTAGTGAAGCGGGTACTGCTTTAAACTCTGTATTAATAAATTTAACTTCCGGAGCTGGACAGGCTGGTGTAGCTATGGAGGAATTAGGATTAAGTTCTTTTGATAGTGAAGGTAAATTTAAAGGCGTTAAAGTAGTTTTACAAGAATTAAATGAAAAATTACAAGGTTGTACTGAAGAACAAAAAAATACGTATTTAGCCATGATTGGTGGTAAAACTCAAATAGACACATTAAATGCACTTTTATCAGGAACAAGTGAAGAATTTAATCAGCTTGAAAGTGATTTAAAAAATTCAAATGGTGCATTAAATGAAGTGGCTAAAACAATGCAAGATAATTTAAAAGGACAAATAACCGAACTTAAATCAAAACTTGAGGGTGTGGGAATACAATTAGGAGAAGTTCTTATTCCAATTGCCAGTAAATTTGTAGATTCTTTAAGTAAAATGGTTGATTGGTTTAGTAAATTAAGTCCCGAAACACAAGAAAACATTATTAAACTTACAGGTTTAGGGGTAGCCGTTGGCGGAACATTAAAGGTTGTAGGTAGTGGGATTAGCATGATTGGCTCTTTAGCCGGTGGACTTGGTAAATTAGCCGGAGTATTAGGAACGACAACGACTGCAACAAGTACAATAGGAAGCGTAGCCGGTGTTGCCGGTGGTGCTAGTGGACTTGGAGCAATGGCAGCAGGATTGGGAGGTGCGGCATTAGCAGCAGCACCTTACGCATTGGCAATTGGTGGTGCAATAGTTGTAGGAAAAGCAGTTCACGATAATATGACACAAGAAGTAGTACCTGCCATTGATTTATTTGCAGATAAAGTAACTACTACATATGAAACAATAAATACTGCACAAGGAACAATGCAAATTGCTACACAACAAAGCACAATAACAATATCAGAAGAAACAAAAAAACAAGTACAAGCATATTTGGATCTAGACCAACAGGTTACACAAAGTTTAAATAATTTATATATAAATTCTAGTGCAATAACTGCTCAAAATTGTGCAGATTTAACGGCACAATATCAGAATATGGGAGAAACAATAACTACCGGAATTGAACAAGATAAACAAGAAAATTTAAATCAGTTAAATGATTTTTTTGCACAAAGTAAAGCTATTAGTGATAAAGAAGAACAAGATATTTTATCTAAAACAAATGAGTTTTATAATTCAAAGAAAACAACAGTAGATGATTATAGTAAACAAATAACGGATATTTTAAATAGAGCTAAAGAGGAACATAGACAAATAACAGATAAAGAAAAACAAGATATAAATAATATACAACAGCAAATGAAGGAACAAGCAATAAAAACACTAAGCGACAACGAAGTTGAAGCACAGGTAATATTACAAAGAATGAAAGACTATGATGGGAGAATAACAGCAGAACAATGCTCCGAACACATACAAAAATTAAATGAAAGTAAAGATAATGCGGTAAAATCTGCAAATGAAGAATATGAAAAAAGAGTTGCAACAATAACTAGAATGAGAGATGAAGCAAAAGTAATAAGTGGAGAACAATGCAAAGCTCTTATAGAAGATGCAAAAAAGACCAAAGATGAAACTGTAAAAAAAGCAGAAGAAACACGCATTGGAGCTATAGATAAAATGAGAGCTATGAATAGTGATTTGGATAGTCAAGTCGATACAATGACAGGTAATATTCTTAGTAAATGGGATAAATTAAAACGATGGTGGAGTGGTTGGCAGCCAGAAGGAAAAAACTTTGATTATACAGTAACGGAACAGCGTAAGCAAATTGATGCTAAAGAAAAATCTCAAAATGTATCCGGTAACTGGACAGGAAATAATAATTTTGAGGGTGGATTAACATACCTTAATGAGAAGGGTTATGAATTATATGATTTACCTAGTGGAACAAGGATTTATAATCATGATGCAAGTGAACAAATGGTATTAAATACAGCTAAGGAAGTGGCTGCTCAAGTTACATCTAAAATGTTAGGAGGTTTTAAAGGTACTGGAATTAATGTTATTCAACATATTTATAATCCTGTTCCAACTCCGAGCGAAATTGCAAGGCAAACAAAAAATAATCTAAGAGAATTAGGATTAGGATTTTAGGAAAGTAGGTTACAAATGAATAGGAATGAAAAAATTGTTTTTGAGAATTCTAAAGGTGAAAAGTTAGAGTTTAGTAATTGGACAAATACATTTCAATTAGATGGGTTAGAAGGAATTAGCGGATTAGATAACACTATTTATACAAGTAAATGTATGGCACAAGATGGCTCTAGTTATAACGGTAGTACATTAAATAATAGAAATATTATTTTACAAGGTACTATTTTAGAAAATAAAAATATTAATAGAGCTAGGCTTATAAAAATATTCAATCCTAAATTAACAGGAAAATTAATATTTTTAGATGATACAACTAATACATTAAAATATGTAGATTGTATAGTGGAAAAAGCACCAACAATTACGAGTAATGAACGTAGACCGAAATTTGTAATATCTTTAATATGTCCAATCCCATACTTTAAAGATTACATTGAAAACAAAGTTAATATAGCACTTTGGAAACCTTCATTTTCTTTCCCATTGCGTCCAACAATTAATAAGCCAATAATAATGGGATATAGAGAACCCAGTCTTATTGTTAATGTTTATAATAGTGGACACGTTACTACTGGAATAACAATAGAATTTTTAGCTACTGGAACTTTAATTAATCCGAGCTTGTTCAATATAAATACTAGAGAATTTTTAAAAATTAATAAAACAATGGTAGCTGGTGAAAAAATTATAGTTACAACAGAATTTGGAGATAAGAAAATAATAGATATTTTAAACAATATAGAAACTAATATATTAAATTTAATAGATTTAGATAGTACATTTTTACAATTAGAATGTGGAGATAATTTATTTCGATATGATGCGGATTCTAATTTAGAAAATTTAAATGTGACTATAAAATATAAAAATAATTATTTAGGGGTGTAAAGTGTGGAATTATATATTTTAAACAAGGATTTAGAAATTTTGGGTATATTGGACAACTTTATTTCCCTTAAATGGGTTAGAAAATTCTATACAACTGGTGAATTTGAATTACATTGTAGTTTAGATAATAATACTTTAAATTTACTAAAAAAAGATAATATTATTTATAAAAAGAAT